CTGGCCGCACAGAGACACAGCGGATGCCCACGTGGCAAACCCTCGACCAGAGGCGTAGCTGGGATCGAGCGCAGTGGTGTCCTTGGGAATGGCCTTGCGATAGTCTCGGCACATAACCCAACGATCCCCATCGAACACGGGCTGGGTTTGGCAGAAGACGACCTGCTCAAAAATGTGAACCGGCTCCTCCACCGCCATACGAAACCCGAACTCGAGAAACCAGGGCCCAATGTCATGAAGAAACCGGTCCTGGTCCACTGCCTCCATAATGACGACACAATCGTCGCCATTGTTCCCTAGCTCAACCTTCACACCACGTTCCCTGGCGTATGTGTACACAAGCCCCGTCATGATCAAGCAGTTTCCCAGGCTGGTGTTCATGTCACCGCTCATGCGGCACCCATCAACCTCATACCGGATCATGCCATCACTTGCGCGGCCTACGCACTTGTTCTGGAGCTGCCAAGACAACAGACGCTTTAACCGGCGTCGGTCGCTGCCCCTGAACCAAGCCAGGTACCGTTTGTGCTCCCACCGCAGCATTTCCCTGCGGACATGCTGGTCGAACCTGCTGGCATCCAGGCCAATACACACCGGGTGCGTAAAACTCTCCCACTTGGTGCGGAGAGCCTGCGCGACACCGTGCATAGTGAGACCCTTCAAGACAACAGGTGTGTCTGATCCATACGCCTTTTGGATAGCTTTGAACAATTTCGGCTCAATCTTCTTGAGGTACCTTCCCACCTCAAGGTTGTACCGTGGCTGTCTAGGCTGGATGACCCGTGGGGCAGGGTCAGGCTTGCTGGAAAAGTCGATCTTCTCCGCCTTGACAAACGCCGGTCGCACAACCGCGTCCACTGGGCTAAGTGGATCGGAAAGGATACTCTCAGCCGCCTGACTGTATACCGTGCGTCGTCGGCCCGTGTACGTGCTCAGAAACTTCTCAACAGTCCACGGGGTTACGACGCGCGATTGCGTGTCAAGCGCCTCAGAGTAGCGGGATAAGCGCGCTCCGACGTCGGCTGAGCAGGGAGGGACCGGTAGCAACCCCTCTGGCGTCCTATATGCAAGGACCCGCTCAACCACCGCCCTGACCAAATTGGCCAGGGTATTGTTGTGCACACCAACATCACGGCCAAGGTACTCCCCGGCGACCTGCACAAGCCGCCGTACCTTTGGGACCCCCCAAGTGGTGATGCGGCCACCCATCTCGCGGAACCACTGCACGCAATCAACAGCGGTATCGCGGCCGCACACCACCTGCGGGCCCCACTAGGCAGATGGTGCCTGCCAGGCCAGCAAGGCGGCCTTGACCACCATGCTGTGCTTGGCAAACTCCTTGGCCTCTATCTGGTAGACATCGGGCAGTAGCGCAAACTCCACAATGTATGGAATTAGCTGGCGCACCTGCCTCCTGTCAACCAGACGAGCACCCTTGCCTTTGGGCCCATACTCGTCTTCCATGGTCCTCCCAAGCCACCTCTCAAGCACCATCCTGTCAGCAGGGGTGTCAGCGAGCTGCCCAAAGTGCAGCTTGACCCGCGCCACCCACTCCTTGACAATGTTGTGCCCTTGCCTACTGTAGGCTGTGCCTTTCTCGAGCACCTCCTTGTGGCTCTTGCCGTTGATCTGCACCTGCAGCCCCAGCGTGTCCGCTGCTAGAGCTTCCGCTTGTTGGCTCAGGCTGCGCACACCACAAGTCCTCGCCCAAAGGCCCAACCCAAGTGCGGCACAAGATGTAACGGCAGCTGCGACACTGCACCATGGCCCATCCCGGACCAAGAGGCGTTGTGACAAGCACCCCAGTGCTGTTGCTCCAGTGTAAGCAGCAGCACGTGTGAAGTGTGCTTGTGCCCTCCATGTTGCAGTGCCGGTGTGAACGTTAATGCTAGTGACTGAGTGGGCCTTGACACTACGAGACAGTGCCATTTCCCCGCCGATACAAAGGGCGGTCTACTTAGCACGGGATTTACTGGGAGTG